TGATACTCCTTCTGAGCTTTCCACGGGTGCCGCTTCGACCGGAGTCTCGGCAGGCGCTTCCGCTGCGGGCTCTGCAGCAACTTCTGCCGCAGGCGCTTCTTGCTCATCAGTGACTGCTTCGTTGTCCTCTTCCCACATATTTACATACCTTCTGGCGGCATCATTTCACCCGCAGGCATCCCTTCGGGTCCGGCAGGCATCATTCCTTCTGCAGCAGGTGCTCCCATCGCTCCGCCTTCGCCACGGGCCGCTACCATCTCAAGCTGCATAAGGATATCAAAGTCATCTGCGATCATATCGGCAAGCTCTTGAGGAGTTTTGCCTGCGGTCTTGTCGATCTGTTGCGCCGCGTCGTAGAGCATTTTTGCGCGCTCTTCGGTGGCTCCAAGGGTCTCCATAAGAGGGGCCAGGTCGCCGTCGCCGGCAGCAGGCATGTCCTCTTCGCCGGTAGGCTCGACTGCTGGCGCCACGCTAGCCATGTCAGGGCCTTCTTCCATGCTGGGAGCATCTGGTGCGCCTTCAGCTTCGGCCTCGGCATCTGCGGCATCGAATAGAGCCTTAAGGGCGCTCATTTCTTTGGCATCTTCTTCGGGAGACATCGGTGTTTCTTGGGCCATGGTAAAGTCCTATTGCGTAGTGGTAATATTACCAGTTTGGTTATTAAGTTTGTTGCCGGTACTCGGTAAAAAGATCCGGCCTCATTAGTTCGAAAGCAGAATTTATTCCGATGGACAGAATAAATTTATTTGGTACAGTGATTTGTTCTCCGGTAGCCCTGTCTTGAACTACCTTCGCGTCTCTGAGTGTATCGTCTTTTACTTTTCTGAGAGATCTATTTTTTCTACTGGCTTCTTGTTGAGCGTATTCGACGAGTTCAATATCTGACAGTAGGCCCCGCGTGCTTGGATCGGGCATCACTTACCTCCAACAAGTTGAGCGGCGGTTTTAGTTTCTTTACGCCCCTCAGACTGAAGTCTTTTCGTGTGTGTCGATACTTCTTTGAGGATCTTGTTGTTGAGTCCCTTAGCTTTCTTACGCTTCCAACTTTCGTGGCGCTTAGTGTCGAGGCGCGTTTGTTTTTGCGCGTCACTCTCGCCTTGGATGTGAACTCGTTTTCCGGGGAATCTTTCTTCGATAGTTGCAATACATCGATCGTAGTCTTCTCGAGTCTCGGCTTTACCGAGAACACCGAAGTCGACTGCGGCGAATGATCCTGGTCCTTGACCATGGATAGCGTAGCGGAGCCCCTTAAACGACATCTTCCGTTTGCTTCCGCACTCGGGGCAATTGTCTGGTCCATCTGCTCTACGGTAGATCGCCTCTTCTTCGAAGAAGTCGCAGCCCGTACACTCTACGTTGTTCATTATTAGACTCATAGTCCGAACCTCGGAGGAAACCGCATACCGGTAACATTCGCGTCACCCGCTTGAGGTTCTTTTTTCCTCATCTCGGCCTTGACGTCTTCGGGTGTCTTGGATGTTTTCGACCGTGCCACTAGTTACTTCCTTCGGCGGGTACCGCAGGCTGACCGGGCTCAGCCAATCCAGGCGGTAGCGGTATCGAGATACCCGTTTTCTGCTCGATTTCCTTCGCCATCCTAACCTGGTCTTCGAGCGGTAACTGAGCCATAGTCGCTTGGATCTGCTGCATCTGTTGCGCTTCGAGGAACGGTTGGCCGCCGGCAGCACCGCCAAGGGCCGCCTGGGCTTGAGCCTCTACAGCCCCACCTTGTTGCTCCATCATCTCGGCCTGCATTTCTTGAAGCTCGGCCTCGGGGATAATGATTCTGCGTGACAAGCCCATACCCGAGATAACTTCTTCGGTAAGCTTTCTGATGTCGACATTTTCGTTGTCTACCAGGAATGGGATCAGTTGAAGCAAGCTCTCGAGCATGACGCTTGGGTTCTTACGAATCGGGTTGTAGGAGACCATTTCGAAGTCGACCTGTACGTCCATCAAGTCTTTGTGGGCTAGCTGAGCCCAGCCTCGGTCACCTGCGATACGAATAAGGCGAGGTTCCCGCATGTACTTTTTGCTGAGGTAGAACGCCTTCCGCGCAACATCTTCGATTGCGTCGTTGAGATGCCCCTCTCTCGTCGCAAGTCGTGTTCGCATTTGAGCGTCGATAATCGCCATCTCGGTTGCTGTGCGGGCGCCGACAACCTGGCCGCGAGCAGCCTCTGCAAGCGCAGAGATAAACGCAGCGTCGTCTTCCTGGCGGGCAACAAACTCCTGTACACCCTGAGGGTTTTGAGGCTGTGGCATTTCGTAGAACAGCGTAGCAAGTGTGCGTAGAGCCTCGCTATTAGACGGGTTGATACCGATAAATGAGCCCGCGCTAGCTTCGACGGCCTTATTCAGATCTTCTTCTGAGAGTCGACCGGAATCGTACAGGATTCGCGGAATCTGAAGATATGTGATTTGCTTCATGTGGGTGAGCAGATCGTTGATTGTCTCTTGCTGCTTAAGAACAAGTTGAACTTCACTCAAGCCCAAGCAGTCGATACCTGACTGGTTCAAGCTAAACATTGAGTACGGGATGTAGTCGATCTTGTCTTCGAATACGATGGCGTCAGCTTGCTTAACGTAATGCTGGATTGTGCCGCCTTCGCGGTCGTAGTACTCGTAAATCGTGACCCACTGGAACGCGTCACGCACAGACTGTGTGTCGCTCTGTTGATTGCGATCCATCAACCATTTTGGGTACCGATCAGGCGTTACGTCTTTAACAAGCTCGGCTTTGTATAGACCTGATCTTACTCGATCCTTAAATTCATCGAACGAAATGACGGTCGCCTCGATCCAGTACCTGATGTCATCAGGGTCTCTCACGGTGAGGTCGAAGAATATCGATGATGGGTTTACGGCTCGGACAATCGGCATGTCTCGATCAGCATCCCAGCCGGTCTTAAAGATTCCGCGCTTACATAAAACAGCGTCAATTAGAGCGGTTGATGCCTTACGTCGGAATTTGTTAGATCGGAAGATGTACTCAAGAAGACCCGACACAGATGTTGCCGAATCTTGTGATTTTGGTGTCCTAGCTACCGCCGCGACTGTCGGGTTGGGTCCGAGCAGTGCGCTAACAGCGGTGTCCGCAATAGCGTAGATTAAGTTCTTCGAGCATAGATACGAGTCCATGCGCGTGCCGCCCATGTCACTATCTGTGTTGGCGAAAAAGTCACCCCGATAGAACCTTCGGGCCTTATCGAACGAAGTCTTCTCGGACCTCTTGTAGAAATCTAGGTGACGATCAATCAGCTTTGATAGTTTGGACGCCATGATTACTTCTTAGGCGCCGGCGGAGGCGGTTGCGGATCTCTCGGAGAATCATCCGTAGGGACAATCGGTGGAAAATCTTTCGGGCCCGAGGTAATAGGCTTCTTCTTCTTAGGCTTGTCTTCCGATTTATTCAGCGCGGCTGAGCGCATTTTCTTGTCGTGCGTTTTCGCGCTGGTTTTAGCGGCGTGTGCCTCTTTGGCACCGTACATTTTGCTACCGAATTTCATATTATTTCCTACGACCAGTTTAGTGATGCGGGTTTAAATGGTGATGTGGCTTGCTGTTGCTTAGCGTGTTTGTGTTGGTCAAGCTGCCTAATTGTAACTTGTCCGGCGGTGTGTGTGGGTCCGGTTTCTTTCGGCGGTGCGCTAAACTTTCGTTTCGACAGTATATCAGCGGCCATGACAGCGGTCCTCGCGCGGTCGAAGTGGTGGAGTATTCCATCTTCGCCACGCACGCGTTTCTTCTTCGAGCCGTCATAGTTTAGTAGTTGATGTAAGGTTCCGCGACTGCGGATATAAATGTCTCCTTCGCGGAGCATTTGCACAAGTCGGGCTTCAGATTCCTGCACTCGTTTTTGAGTTGCGTACCAGCCTGGGTGGTTTCTGTCCGTCCACAAAAGGTTCCGAGTGCCCTGGTCCTTGAGGATAGCGATACACGCAGTTGCGTTTGACTCTACGGCCAACAATGCCTGGTTGTATCGTTTTTGTATTCGTACCAGCCTTTGCCCGAATCGGTCGGGAGTTTCTCGATCCTCCCAGAAAGCAACTTCCCGCCAGTCTTGGGCGTCCCACACAGTCAGCGCAGATTTATCGCCTGTGCTACCGAAGCCTGCAGGATCAGCGGTGATTAGATATTTTCTTCCGGGGATAGGTGCGTCGAACTCGTGGCACCCGTGCATGGACATTGGCGGGTCAGCTTTCGCCTTAGCCAACCAAGGCTTAAGTACTTCTGCCGGCATGACGGGATTTGTTGTTCCTAGCCAC